TCACTGATTATACTGCGACCATATTCGTCAGTTTTTATCACCTTTGATAACCTCTGGCTTCCATTTCTTTAGTGGAATAATATTACTTTTTGTTTTTTTCTTCTTGTCTATTGTAACAGGTTTTCTTTCCCATTGCAAGTGTTCTGGCCATTCGCTTTCATCATATATAACTTCTATATCTTTTTTCTTTACGAGTGGAATATCCCATGTAGTTGGAGTATTTCTAAACCACCACGCAGGTCGTTCCCAATTTTTAAATGCCAAATCATCCATTAGTTCATCACTTGCAATAATATCTTCATCAACATGTAGCGTAATATCATCACTTTTGTCACAAGAAACTGCGATATGCTCAAGGGTAACACGTCCTTGTGTAATACTTAAAATTTTATACCAAGTAACTACGGCAATGACAAAATTACTTGGAGCATATGGCAATGTAATAATACGAGAACTAAATTTCTTATGTAAGGTAGGAAGCAGCGGATTTGCAACATAAACAAAAATTGCATCTTGATACAAGTCTTTTATTAAATTGCGAATACGACCAAAGCATGTGTATGGGTCTTCTTCCTCTTGAGAATGGTCATTAAAATCTATGCTAATATTATAACTACAAGGTTCTAAAATATCTTTATAGCAATTTATAGCGGTAAATTCTGCTTGCCAACTTACATCACTCATCCTATGTCCAAACTATCCTTGAAAATTGGGTTCTTCTTTGCAGCTTCTGCTTCTGCACGATATCTTTTATTGATTTCTTCTTGATAAGTGTCAACGACGTTGCGCATTTGTTGAATCATAACGCCGTTGCCCATCTTAGCAAGCCAATTCATCTTCTTATGTAAACCATTAACGGTTTCAAGCAATTCATCAAGTGTTTTATTACTTAAATCGCCCATAAGAGGATGCATTATAAATCGCCCTGTTTACGGTTTTCGCTATGCCAAGCATCAAAACTACCGCCTGGATAACGTGATTCTAACTTCTTAACATTTTCATTAATTACATCATTTGGATCAAGTCCAAGTGCAGTGCAAGCGTTCATCCAATACCATATGATATCGCCAAGTTCACGCTTCATATGAAATACATTTTCTTCATTTAGCGGTTTGCCTTGAAAAAACATCTTCTTAATGATTTCATTAAATTCACCGCTTTCAGCACTTAATCCCATGCCAGCAGTAAGCAGCAATGATGGATTAATTTTAGTCTTATCTTCCTGATATTGGCTTAATTGGTCAAAACGTTCGCTAAAAGCATATTCATGCTTGCTTGGTGCGCTGGTTACTGCGCTCACAAATTCTTGATACAGTTTAAGGTCTGTCATGATTTACTCCTACACTAATATAACGTTAGATAGGGGGTTAGTCAATATTAAACTTGTGTGCGGAACCACTTATTAATTGTTGGATTCTTTGGTGCGCCAACAAATGTATAGCCAAGATGAGTACCAGCAGTTAGTGTGGTTGTATTTCCAAGAATAGCATTGGCGCTTGTTAAGAAAACATTGCTTACTGAAACGTTTGAAGTAATTTGAACCAATTGTCCATCAACTGGATAAGATGGAAATGCAACGTTAATATTTGCAAGACTTAAACCATTTTGACTATCAAGAATTAATTTACTAATTACACTAACATTTGTTGTATTAAGATAAGTTGCGCCATTGCTTACATTTGCATAATAATAATCAGTATTGTTACGTGGACGTGATAATGGGAATACAGTAATAGTAGCACCAGCATCATCACTAATAAACTCATACCAGTAATAACCTGTGCCGCTCTGAGTATAACCAACACTATTATTGCTTGCGTTGTAATCCTGCAAATATTGGAAACCACTTGATACGGCACTTGGTAAAATTAAACGATGACTAGAATTAGTAACATAAAGTTTTAAACGAATACGTCCAACTGTACCTGCTGCAGGAAAGTTAGAAAACTTTAATGAAACTGTTCCATTTGTTTGAACTTTATGATAGTGTGCACGGCTATGGTCAAGCGTAACGTCGGTGCTTATAATACCATTATCATATTCTGTTTCACGGAAATCTTGAATCTGCGCACTGCTTAGTAGTGCGCCAGTCATGTTATTGTTAAGAGTAGTACCAGTCAATGCACTCTTTACAATAACCTTACTTTGAAGGTCATTGATTTCAGTTTGTGCGAAAGCAAAGTTGTTTTTAATATTCGTGAAGTTGTCACGAAATCCCTGACTATCGTTGTCAACGCCTGCTACTGGATAGGCTCCATTGATGTTGTTAGGATTAATATTGCTCATTTAACTGTTTCCATTGCTATTATATTTATGTAGAATATTTATTGAAGAATTGTATGATGTGGATATTTTAAATAACTGTCATTATCAAACGGCATGAGATATTGATCTTCACCATTGATGAATTGTGTATTATGCGCATCAAATGTTGTTGGTGATTTAAGTTGAATAGTACTTACGTTTACGTACTCATATTTTGGCACGGTTTGATTTGAAATTCCAACATGTGCCGCACTGTATTGTAGTGTTTTACCAGCCTTTGCACCAAATCTCACAAGAACAACTTGATTAATTGTTATTTCTTGTTGGAATGTTAATGATACTGTTTGATTTTGAACTGTAATTAACCATACACCTGCTCTTTTATTTGTAGTGGCACTACCGTTTTCAACCTCGGCATAACCAGGTATAATAGCACCATTTTGATTCCATCCTTGATTGTATAAGAGTGGAAAAGTTGTGGCATTATAATTTTCTTGTGTACTGAAAACTAATAATTTATTATTCCAATCGCCACTACTATCGCCATCTAGTCCACCAATTGCGCTAATTTGAGCAACAGTAGCGTTATCAACATGATCAAATGGTATATCAATTGCATAATCAACGGTTGCGCTAGGTGAAATACTTAAAACATAACCAGTATCAAATGTAGTATATGTTTTTGCAACCCATGTTCCAGTTGATAAGTTAAAGTTAACATCAAGATTATTATCTAAAATATATCTATCAACAGTAAATGGTATAAGTTTAATATCATTAGGAACATTGTTTTTCAAAGTGAATAGCACACGTTTGCCTGTTCCTGCTTTCACATAGGCAAGCACTGCAGCAGTTTGAAACCCTAGTGTTCTGCCATCGCTTTGAATACTAGTTTCCCATTGTGGCAAAGTATTTGTATTTGTTTGTCCTATTGCAACAATTAAATCATCAATCATTAAATCTAAATCATTTGGATATAGAGTTAATCCATTTTTTGAAACAAAGCTTGCGTTTGGAATATTCTTTACAATTGCATTATTAACTTTACTATATGTTTTTGTATCTTCTATCAAATCTACATAGATAACATCATAAAGTTCGTTATTATTGGCATCTTTTGCAGTAGCATAATGATAGTCGCCAAAATAAAATTTCTTATTGTAATGTCGAGTCTGCATAGCTGATATATATGTGCTTATTTGAGTAGGAGTTAATCCATATCCAACTAAAACTTTTAAATCTTTCTGTACGCCCCAATAAGGATCATTTGGACGATAAATGTCTTCTGCTTTAAAATAATCAGTATTGCCCAATATTGTATTAAGTACATTTCTTTTAGCAATACTTGGTGTACAACCAACGTAAAGATTATCGTATGAACTATATGTTACTGTATTGACTTTTAATGTGAAAGTTTTTTCACCACCAATTTGACTGTTAACGGTTAGTGTTGACACGCCAGTATATGTTATAGAACTACCAACTGGAATGTTTAAAGTAACATTTAAGTTAGTAATACTGGCAATTGTAGTGTTGTATGGAATTCCTTGTCCAGTAATGGTTTGTCCAACAATTAATCCTATATTATTGTCAACGACTATCGTAGATGAGCCAGCAGTAAGTGTTGCGGATACACTAAATCCAGTACCTTGTGCGACTGCAGTAAATTTATAAGTTCTATCAATGGTTGTTGGATTAGAATATACGCCATTTGCAGTATTAATAACATCAAAGGTTGTTGTGCCCTTATCTAAACTAAATTCTTGAAAACTAACTCTGCCACTAATTGAACCGTCACTTAATAAAGTTAATCCCTGTGGTATTCTACTGCCACTTTTTAAAGTATAATAAAGACTGCTTCCACTTTGTGCAGTTGCATCTACGAATAATTGACTTACTGTACCAGCTTCTATACTTCCCAAATCACTGTTTGTATTCCAAGTAACGCCCAACTCAAGTGAACTAAGAATAGTGAGGCTAAAAACTCTATATGGACTTACAACGGACTGGTCAGCTAAACTATAAACCTGTACGGCAAAATTATAAGTTTGCGAAATAATTGATTGTGGAGGGATAAATCCTGTCATCCATCCAGTCTTTGAATCAAGTGTTAACCCGACTGGTAATTGAAATGTGCTTTGATTCCATGGAGAAGTATCCCATGGAACTGCATCCCAACCAGTTCCAGAAGTTCCAACTATTGAATAACCAACTCCAACATTATCATAATCAATGCCATCAAATTTAAACGCAAAGAAATTACCACTTACGAAAGTACTATAATCACCTAAACTTTCAGTTAGTAATATTGGCAATCGAACATTAGATGCATCGACACTGAAAATATTGTTATCATCAGTTAATGTAGTATTATCAGCAGTAATATCACTATGATTATAAACAACAATAGAATAATTGCGAATATCTGCGCTTTTTCCATCACTAACTTCGATAGTGAAGTTGTATGCAATCTTTCCTAAGTTTTCATATACAGGAATCAGTGGACCACTTATCAACCCACTGGTGCTTAGTGATGTTCCATTTGGCAAATCTCCGCTTAACAAACTATATGTTAGTGTATCATTGTTCAAATCAACTGCACTTAATTGAATTGATATTAAAGTTCCATCTAAAAATTCACCAAGTGGTTCATAGTTGCTAGTAAGTAATACTGGTGGATAATTGCCTGTTACGGTTAAACTAAAACTACGATCTGTAATCTTTCCACTTTGACTAATAGCACGAACAGTAAATGTGCTAGTGCGGTCTTGTGTAACTGCTTCTGGAACACCATCAATACTATACGTATCTTTTGGATTTCCTGTTACTTGACCACTGCTATCAATTTGCATACCAGCAGGCAATTTACCAGCGACTAAACTATAATTGATATCTTGTCCAAATGGATCGCCCGTTGGATCAATTGCTTGCAAACCAAGTTCAAAAAATTGTAAAGCTTGAATCTTTCCTAAATTACCAGCAGGCGTTATCCAATTAGGATATCCACTTAAAGCTGCTTCTTCAACTGTTAATAAATCAACATCACCATAATATGTTGTACCGATAACATAAGGAAAAGTTGCAGTTCCGCTGTTGTCGGTTGTTACAAAGTATGCATAAGTTCCATTGGGATAATCAGGAGTAACACAATATCTTCCATTGTGTGAATCCAAATCACCTGCATTAGTAAACTCATAATCTTCTACAAAAATACCCATTGGATAAACTGTAGTATTGCTTGCAGTAGTTCCAATTCTAGAACTAATATTTTTTAAAGAATAACCGCTAGCCATGCGTTTAACGCCGCTTGTATTATCAGTTGGCGTTACATATCCATAAGGTCCATAAACAGGATAACCGTCTAGCGCAAATCCAAGTATTTTGCTATGACCATCATTTTGTGTAAGTCCACCGTTTAAATATGGTATAACATCAATATCAGCTAAACCATGTATGGTTTGACTATAGGGTGTTCCACCTAATCCAGTTGCCCAAGAATTGGCAAAACTAAAACTATTATAATGATATATGTCATTACTAAATGCCACGCCACCAGCTAAATCTTCATGAAAAGTATATCCAATAAGCGTTTCTTCTGCAACACTTGCATTAAAATGAAATCCATTAGGTCTAGCATAACCAAGTGGTTGCAAGTTGCCTGCACTTGGATCATACATTGCAACACCATTAAGCCAAAATCCAATAATGCCTACGGGCGTTGTTACTGGTGATGTGGCAGGAACATTTGTGCCAGCACGATAAATCCAACTGCGGTTGTAATATTGTGGCGCAGGAACATTAGTTTGATTAATGTTGCCATATCCATGATATGGAAAACCAACTGCAACCAAACTTATAGTATTACCTGATATCGTCCATGTGCTACTAACATTGACATTTCTTAAAAGCTGAGTATTAGTCGCACGACCATTAAAAGACAACATTAATTATATGCTCCACAATGATATTTAGTGGATTATCCTACCCTTATCCAACGTGGTCCACCAGGCAATTGTTGTGGCGTAGGGCTGCCATTGTAAGGAGCATATTTAACATAATGCCAACTTGCAGGTGTAGTTGGAGTTATGCTTGAAATATTACCACTAACACTGCTATCATTGGCAATAATACGCAGGCTACTAACATTAATGTTGCTACTAATAGTAATTTTTGTTCCATCACTAATATTAGCATTTGCTGGTAAGTATACGTTTGCTACTGCAACAGTTTGGCCAAGAGTATAATCAATAATTAGTGTTGATACGTTGCCATATAGTGTAACAGTATTACTTGTGCTGTTTGCAAGATTTGCAAATGTATAACCATTGATAGTAATATAACCCAATACATAACTTGTACTGCTGACACCATTTGCTGCAATATTCGCATTGGTATAATAAGTTGGCAGATAGTTAGCAACACTTGCATTACTATAAAGACCAGTAAGATACTGTGAACTACCAACAAAGTATGTTGCATAAACATTGCTTGTTGTATTAACATTGCCAGCATTAATATTGCCGCTAAAAGTTGGCAAGTATGCAGCAGCTTGAATATTACCATACATACCAGTAAGCAAACTACCATTACCAATAAAGAATGTTCCGCCTACGTTACCAGTTGCGACAAGATTGCCAGCACTAACATTTGCGGTATTTGTAGGAAGATAAGTTCCAAGATATGCACTTGCGTGTGTATTGCCATACATGCCGCTAAGTGTGCTGCCATTACCAAAATAATAACTTGCAGTAACGTTGCCTGTGCTTGTAATATTAGCAACAGTGACATTGCTGTTAAATTTAGCGGTGCCAGTAACTTGTAGTTTGTTTGTAGCATCATCGATGCCACCAATCACCCAACGGCTGCTGGTGATGCGTCCTGCTTCATTAGCAGTTAATGTACCATCGGTGTGGAATACAATTGCCTTGCCACTTGTCTGCGTACCAAGCGAGATGTTACCACCATTTACATATAGATAGCCATCGTGTGCAGTTCCAATAGTGAAGCTTGCATCAGTATACGTGCTGCTATTGAT